AACCCTGTCCGCCTGATCTGTGCGGCCGTCTTTGCGGCGTTCAATGTGCCCTTCGCCTCGACATTGTTCTTCCCGGATATGACCAACGACGTGAGCTTATCTGTAGCCGTGCCGCCCAGGGTGATTGACGCCTGGTCGAAGGTGAACTCGTTGCCGGTCTGGAAAGTCGGCGTTCTCTTGGCGACCTTTGAGAATTTGCCGCCTATGACCGACATGGTAACGCTGACAATCGCCCCGTGCGCTATGTTGATATTAATGCCGTCCGCAACGCAGTCATAATACTGATGCGCCGATCCTGCCGCCCTGTAAACCTCTATGGTCATCGGGGGCAATGCGCTCTTTGCGTCCCAATCGGCGTCCCTCGGCTTGAATGTGTGGGTGTATGACGACCCGGAGATCGCCCCGGTTGAACTCTGTCCGCACCACGCCTTGAGAATCTTGCCGATCAATATAGGGTGCGCCTGCATCACTATATCGCCCGCGATAGTGTTGAATCCCTCAAGGATGCCGCTATCCGAATAACGGCCCTTAAGGTGTTCCCTGACAATAGGGTTCTTTGTTTCAACAAGGGACTCACTGAGCATGTTCATATAGTGAAAACTGCTCGTGAACGCAGTCCCGAAACTCTGTTGAAAGCATATTCCGACATGCCCGTTAATCCCGTATCCCATTTTTTTAATCCTCCACTGTTAAAGTTTTTTCTTTTTTAGGGGCCGCCTTCACCTGTGTGGCAAGGCCCCTGCTTAAAAAATCAAGCCCGACCATATCCGGGACATTATACTCCTCGCCAGGTTCCATGAGACCAATCCCCGGAACCTCCACCGTTTCTGTATGCAGCCATATTATTTTCATGCTTCATGTCCTCCCTCGTCTGTCTCATTATGTATTTTCTGATGACAGGTCTTGCAAAGCGAATAAGGCTTTATAATCCTGTCAAGAAGGTCATCATTAAAAACAGTCCCGAACTCCCCCAGGCCCCGGAAGTCATAGCAGCATGGCGACAGGCCCCCTTCCCTCTGGATATATCCCCGGCCTTCCTTTAATGGATCGCACACGTTCTCGTAAACCATCTCGATACTGTTCTCCGGTTCAAGCTGCCCCGCCCAATTATGCGACATGACAACCGATCCCAGGTTGATCGTGACGAACATCCCGGCCTTTATCATGTGGATCAACGCCTGCCGTGCGTGCCATGCGGAATGAGGCGAAAGGCTTATTTTCTCAATGCCGGCGTCCTTGATCCTGACGGCCATGTCATAGGTCATGTGCGTTCCGTTGGTGCAAAGACTGACCTCGTTATCTCCTATGATGTCCTTGACGCGGCGTATCCGGGAGGGCAGATCGGGGTCAAGCAGGCTTTCCCCGTTGCCGTTCAGGTTGACCTCTTTCTGTGTGCCCCTGTTTTGCAGTATGGCAAGCCAGTATAATGACCGTTCAAAGACTTCCTCCGACATGATCCCGTATGACCGGCCATATTGAGGCATGAGCCTGTTTATGCAATAAAGGCATTTCAGGGAGCAGGCATTTGACAGTTCAATGGTGTTTATAGTCTGTAGCTTTATGCCCTCACCTCCGCCGTTATCGTGATAATAGCGGAGTGATACCATACATCGGTGTCGGCGTTGAACTCGTATCGTATCTCGTATCCCATAGACATGAGAACGGTGCTGTTCAATGTCCTGTTGCTGTTGAGGCATTCCATAACCTCATCAACCGCCGATTCAAGTTTGTCCTCTGCATCGGCCCCTGACTTCATGCTGACGGCCTGCACCTCGACAATAGGACGGGCGGTGCAAATCCATACCCTCGCGCCTATGGCGTAGGCGTCATAGTTGACAGGGCCTCGATATATGCCGATCCACCCCTTGTTCTTTGCCGCAACGGACGGATTATCGAGCCGCTTGTCGTTCCTGGTTATCGTGTATCCTGACAGGTTGTTTCTCAGGATCGTCTCAATACCTTTGGTTATGTCTGAATAATTGATCATTTGGGGCCTCCCTTATTCTGCCTTCAGTTTAAGTTTTTTCTGTAAGTCCGCCGAAAAGAGCTTTTTCAGCTTATCCCATATATGCTCCTTCTCCGGCAGGATTTGACGCTTCGGGACCCTGACAAGCCTGCCGCCGAACTTTGTCCACCCGCCGTTATTGTGCAATGTGGCATAGGGGACACCGGATTGTATAGCCGCCGTTTTTTCATCATACAGATGCTTCCATCGGGTTTTCAGTTGCCCGGTGTCCTGCAATATCCTGACATTGCCTTCCTTGTTCCTTGTCCTCATGGCGATAGTGACCGGGGACAATGGCGTCCATCCCCCGAACGGCTCGCCCTCTGACTCGAAGTTCTTTTGAATCCACCTGTCAACAATTACAACAGCCTGGGCGTTCACCTTCTCACGGTCGGAGATCGACTTTTTTATGCGCTCCATGGACCGATTGAAGGACGCCTCGTTCTGTAGTTTCAAATTGAGCATTACGTTCTCTCGTCCGCCAGATCGTAAAGCATCTCGGAGCTGACCCTCGTATATTTGCTGTCCTCATCAAGCATCGAGTGCACAGTCGGGTAATCCATGGTCGATGACCATATCCCCTGTCCCGGAGCCGTGGGGTTGACCGGTGTCCCGGAATCGGTATAGATGTATTCCTTGCCGTCTTTTATGTCCTGTATGCGCCCTTCGATGTCCTTGCGTATCTTTTCAGCGCGGTCGGGGTCCTTCATCTTCAAACCCTTGAAATACGCCATGTCGATGGCAAGGTCCTTGATAGTCGGGTGCGAGGCTGAGAATGGGACGCTGAAATGTGTTGACAGTTTCCCGTTCAATTCCACCTCCGCAAAGTATATCAGGTATGAGTTGACGTGCGCCTCGGTGTAGCTCCATTCGGCAATCTCGGGATATCGGAAAAAGACGTCGTTATATACGATGTACATCAGAAATATTTATCCTCCAGGACTTCAATCCGGTCCTTTGTTAAAAGCCCCTGCAACAGCTTGTAAGACTCCGACGAATCGAAATACCCTTGAATGATGTTGCGCTCGTTTACCTTGATATCGCCCTTGTTGCCCTCGACCGCGACAACGGCATTGAACCCCTGCCCGTTATACAATACGCGGCACAGGTCCGAGTAATAAGGCAATGCCTCAATAGCGAGCCTGAGTTCGCCGTCTTTGACAATCTCCTGCCAGATCTTTATACATTCCTTTGCTCTGTCTATGGACTCGGGCGCGATCCCCCTGCCATATTCATACTGGAATTTAAGTTCATGGCAGACGTCCCGAATCCAGAGGCATTTACCGAGCTTTCTATCGGGATATTTCTGACGGTCCCGGTACATCAAGGGAATGTTCCGCATAAAACGTTTACGCCTGACCATCTCTGCCGAATATCCGGTGTGCATGATATCAACATCCGGGAGCTTATAAGCAAAGGGGATGCCGTCATTAAATCTTATCTCCGGGTGCTCGTGGACAACGCCGAAGAACCTTATTCCTTTGTGATTTCTGAAAAGCCTCATTGGGAAATCGGTCCTCAACAGTTCGGGCGGTTCCGCGCTGTAATGGTGCTGATTGACCCCGTATGCGTCATATTGGTTCGCCCTCAGATATTTGGAAAGGTTCTCCGGCCTGACAAGTTTCTCATCATCGTCAATCCAGAATATCCAATCCATGGAGGCCCTTGCAATCGTCTGGTTCCGGGCCTCATCGAATCCTGTCTCAAGGGGCGACTTGATCTTAATAATATGCGCCCCGCATTCCTGGGCGACCTGTTCCGTCCTGTCCGTTGTCGTTTCATCAATCCCTATGATGATCTCGTCTGCAATATCGTCAAAGGGTTCAAGGCATTTCGCAAGGGTTTTCTCGGCGTTCCGTACTATCATGCAGAGAGATAATGTCTGCTGCGGGGCCTGAGTGTTGAGCTTGCGTTCGTAGTCGATCTGCCCCAACGGAATATCACAATTCTTGAACGAATAGACATAGGACCCGACGAACTCTGACGGCCCCATGGTCGGGACGGCCTTGATCTTGAAATCCTCCTGCAAGCCGAATATCTCTTTTATGTCGGCCTTCTCGAAATGGTGTATGTGCGCCCTCCACCCCATGCGCCAGTGCTCCCGGCCTAACCATTCCCAGGGGCCGTAAGGGGTCGTGATTACCATGTGTCCATTAGGGGTAAGGTGCTTTTTAAGCTCGGCTGCAAGGGCGACCGGATCGGCGACATGCTCAAGGACTTCCCCCGCTATGATCACATCATACTGCCCGACAATGCCGGAGGCCTCTCCCCGCGAGAAATCAACCTTTGCCTGTGGGTACAGATCCTTTGTCTTGTTGGCAATGTCGATATTGAGCTGATTCAGGTCAACGCCGAAGAACTCGACATCCGGGAATCTCTTTGCAAGATTGAACGTGTAATGACCATGAGCGCAACCGTAATCAAGAATCTTCCTGTTGTCTGGGCTGTTTTTTTGATCCCGCTTTATAAAGTCCGCAACCACCTCGAACCGTGGATTGCCGTCAAGGTTTTCATCCCCGTAATTGACGCCCCTGTCCTTCTCATACTGATAATAGCGGTCGTAATGCTCCTGGAACTTGTTCTCGGTAAAAAAGGAATAAGCCTTTTCAGTAGCAGGAGGCAAACACTTGATATAATCCTCAGGGAGCTTTTCAGGATTATGATTGAACAGGACATCAATATCCGCCTGTTTCTCAAGGTGCTTGTCAAGCCTGTACCCCGGTTCGCTTTTCTCTTTCAACAGATCGATAAACAGCCCTTCCCATTGACTGGCTGCGGAGGCCCATGTCTGCCGCTTGCCGAGTGCCTTGCGGTTCAATTCCTTCCATTCCTTTGAGTACCCCTTGCCTTCAGGGAGCAGCTTTTTGACCTCTTTGATAAGGGCGTCGGGCTTGTAATCCTTCAACAGTTTCGCCCCGCCGTCTGTCATGGTTTCCGGGAGTGCCCCGGTTTGAAACGCAAGGAATGGTGTTCCTACTGCGTTCGCTTCCATGGCGATCATGCAGCTTGTATCCTCAAAATCCGTTGGGTAAATATAAAGGGCTGATTCCGCGATCCGGTCAACCATATCCTTTTTGCCGAGGTGTCCCAAAAATTCTACATTCGGGAGGGCCTTGCACCTTGACCAGAGATATTCATAA